GTGTTTGAACTTCCTACATACAAACAAGTTGCAGAGTGGCGGCATAATACTACACCTATTACAGGACAAATTCGTATACTTGCTGACATTTGCAATCATATAGCAAATGAAACAGGTAACCCACAAGGCATTTATTGGAGTGTAGAAAACAATTCAATAGGTGAAGCTGCCCTAATTGTTATAAATGATTTTGGCGAAGAGAATATACCCGGACTGTTTGTTAGCGAACCTATGCGCAAAGGGCACGTTCGCAAATTCCGTAAAGGGTTTAACACTACTCACAGTACTAAAATTAGTGCATGTAGTAGATTGAAAACAATGATAGAAAACGACAAAATGAAAATAAGTTCAGGCGCTATGATTAGTGAACTGAAAGGATTTGTTGCTACAGGTAGCACTTACAAAGCTAAGACAGGCGAAACAGATGATCTTATCAGTGCTACACTACTTGTTATAAGAATAATGAGTGTGCTTAGAGATTGGGATCCGAGAGTGTATAACACATTCAAAAGCATGGAGTCAGCAGAAGATTACGAACCACCAATGCCTATCTTCATTAGCAGCAACTATTGATAAATATTAATATGAAAAACTTGGATTTAATAGGCGAAGAGCTGTTTAACAAAATTAGAGGAAGATTCCCTTCGGTTACAATAGGAAACGAAGAAGGAGTTGTAACTAATGTACCAAACGAAGCACGATTTTTTGATTTTGATTTCAAAGAAGGTGATAAAAACTTAGGAAAAATTAGTATAAGTGTTGATGAAAAAAGCCTAAGCGTTATGTATAGTAATAATTTTGTTGAAGGACAGGATGCGTTTACCAAAGAAAAGTGGTATGGATTTTTAAAAGAACTACGCTATTTTGCAAAGAAAAGACTGTTAAATTTTGATACTAGAGACATTACAAAATCAAATCTCAACCGCAGAGATTATAAATTTTTAGCAAATAATACTGGAGACATAACAATGAGCGAATCAAAGATGTATGGTACTAGCAAGACCAGTTACCAAGATGTTGGCACAGCAAGACTTGCACTTAGACACAGCAAGCCTGTAAACCAAGAACTTGCACATGGTAGAACACAACATGTAGAAGCAATCTATATTGAAAGTGATCAAGGAGAAAGATTTAGATATCCTTATAGACATTTGAATGGTGCAAGAGCAATGGCACGTCACGTAAGCGAAGGCGGTAATGCTTATGATGATTTTGGCAAATATATTGTTAGTCTTTCAGAAGAACTAAACAAACTACGTAAGTTCAAAAATTACATGGGTCGCTCAGGTGTAATGGCTGAAGGTTTACAAGGTTACATGGATGTAGTATACGAAAGAATTGACACAGTAAAAAAGACAATTGAACAGCTTCAAAAACCTACTCATTACAAAACAGCTTTTGAAGGTTTTGAAAAACCTGTGCTAGAAGAAGTACCAGAAGAAGTTTCAAGTAATTGGATTGATCAATTAACAATTCGTCAATTTAACGAAGAGCTCAAAGATGTATTTCCTTATATCTACAAGTTAGTAAACGAAAAGACCAAAGCAAAAGAACTTGGTCCTGAAGACTTTATTGAAGAAGGAATGAAAACACTTAAATGTAAAGACTGTGGAGACACTCTTGGTAATCCAACTACTGACTGCCCACATGACTGTCAAGATCCAAAAGGTGAAAATTGGATTATGATTGATGCTGACAATGACGGCGATATGGATATGGCTGTGAGTAATGAAACAATGCCAGATGATTTCTTTGCATTTGAAAATTGGGCAGACGATGTTGTTGAAAATGGATTAGAAGATGCACCAGTTGATGAAATGGATGATGATCTACAATATAAGTCATGGTTAAAGATTTATAAGAAAAGTCCAGATGCGGCGGAAGCACATCCTAAACACAAAGAGTTTTTAGATTACTATCAGTCACAAGAAAAAGAAGGTAATGCATTTACAATGGCACTTAAAAAAGCCAAAGACGATGACGAAGACGAAATGGAAGTAGACGGCAAAAAGATACCAGTTACTGAATTTGTTCTTTCATTGTTTGATAGAGAAACAGGACAGTTTCCAAAGGGCGAAACAGCAGTGCTAACAGCAGTAGAAAAAGATTACGGTGAAGAATATATAAACAATGCAAAAGACTTTATTGAAGCAATTAAGCACAAGTTTGAAGATTTTCAAATGAGACAAGAAGCAAGTGCAGAGCATGATGCAGAAATGGCTCAAATGAGAGAATTAGCTGGGTTAACTAATTAAAATATAGGAGAGAACAAATGGCAGTAATACCATCAACAGAAAGACGTTCGTATGCTACGGGCGGAGATAAAACAACAGTAGGCACTATGTTTTCACCAAATGCATTTTGCTATAAACTAACTGTAGAGAACGCATCTAACACAGCAATTGACTTAAGAGCAGAAGATGATGCATATAACGAAGTAGTTGCACAGATTATAAGAGAAATCAGCCCACTTGCATATTTTGTAGTAAATGATAATAGTGGTGTTATACACTTAGTAATGGATAAAAATATCAATAGTGCATCAGAGTTACAAGCACGTATTAGAACTATTGGTAAAGATAGCGGTGCAACAACAACATCAATCGGACCAAACGACATCGATATCAGCGGTTCGGACGTGGTCGCAGCTTCAAGCATTACTGTAGCATAATAAAAGTAAAATTATTTCAAGATCTTAGCAGATTTCACTTGACTTCTGCTAAATATTATTGTATAGTACATAATGTGCTATATGATATTAAAGGCACAATGCAATAGGCAATATATAAGGAGGCAAAACTATGGCATCATTAGCTGAAATAAGAGCAAAACTAAAAGAGCAAGAATCACGCACAAGCGGTGGTTCAAGCGGCGGCGACAACGCAATTTTCCCATTTTGGAATATGAAAGAAGGAGAGACAAGTACTCTACGCTTCTTACCTGATGGCGATGAGTCAAACACTTTCTTTTGGAAAGAACGTTTGATGATTAAACTTCCATTTGCAGGAATCAAAGGTGAAACTGATTCACGTCCTGTACAGGTACAAATTCCATGTATGGAAATGTATGGTGAAACATGCGATATCTTAAATGAGGTACGCGGTTGGTTTAAAGATCCAAGTCTTGAAGACATGGGTCGTAAGTATTGGAAAAAACGTTCATACGTATTCCAAGGCTTTGTAGCTGATACACCATTACAAGAAGATAGAACTCCGGAAAATCCAATCCGTAGATTTATCATTGGTCCACAAATTTTCCAAATTATCAAAGCGGCATTAATGGATCCAGACATGGAAGAACTGCCAACAGATTATACTGCTGGTGTAGACTTCCGTCTTGCAAAAACAACCAAAGGTGGTTATGCAGACTACTCAACATCAAACTGGGCACGTAGAGAGCGTCCACTTGGTGATGCAGAGATGCAAGCAGTTAACACAAACGGATTGTTTAACTTGGGAGACTTTTTACCTAAGAAACCTACTGATGTAGAGATTAAGGTAATGAAAGAAATGTTTGAAGCATCTGTTGATGGCGAGGCTTATGATGCTGATCGTTTTGGTCAGTATTTCCGCCCTGCGGGAATGGCAGCACGTACAGGTGATCCAAATGTATCATCTTCAAACGGTACTGCAACTTCAAGAACTGAACAGCCTAAAGCAGAAACTCCAGCACCAGCTGTAGAAACTGCTCCAGCATCACAACCAGAGGCAACTCCGGCACCAGCCGCTGAGCCTGCAGGTGATGGTAAGGCACAAGACATTCTTGCAATGATCCGTTCAAGACAACAAAACTAATAGCACAGGGAGGGAGCAATCCCTCCCAATAACTTTGTAAAGGAGATATAATGGCCAAATCATTTGACCCGAGCAAGTTTAGAACTGCTCTTACAAAATCCATTTCAGGCATGAGTGCAGGATTTAACGATCCCACTGATTGGATTAGTACAGGTAACTATGCACTCAACTATCTTATCAGCGGCGACTTTCATAAAGGTGTGCCTATGGGTAAGGTTACTGTTTTTGCAGGAGAGTCTGGCGCAGGTAAATCATATATTTGTGCAGGTAACATTGTAAAGGCGGCACAAGATCAAGGCATCTTTGTTGTATTAATTGACTCAGAGAATGCACTTGATGAAAGTTGGCTACATGCACTAGATGTAGACACATCGGAAGAAAAACTACTAAAACTAAACATGTCAATGATTGATGATGTTGCAAAAACTATTTCAACATTTATGACAGATTACAAAGCAATGGATGAAGAAGATCGTCCTAAGGTATTGTTTGTTATTGATAGTTTAGGTATGTTGTTAACACCTACAGACGTTGATCAGTTTAACAAAGGTGATATGAAAGGTGATATGGGTCGTAAGCCTAAGGCATTGACTTCACTTGTTCGTAACACAGTTAACATGATTGGTTCGCATAACGTAGGACTTGTATGTACTAACCACACTTACGCATCGCAAGATATGTTTGACCCAGATGATAAAATCTCAGGTGGTCAAGGCTTTATCTATGCATCATCTATTGTAGTAGCAATGAAAAAGTTGAAACTAAAAGAAGATGAAGATGGCAATAAGATTAGTGAAGTGCGTGGTATTCGTGCAGGTTGTAAAGTAATGAAAACTCGTTATGCAAAACCTTTCGAAGGCGTACAGGTTAAGATTCCATACGAAACAGGTATGAATCCTTACAGCGGACTTGTAGAACTTTTTGAAAAGAAAGGTTTATTAGTCAAAGATGGTAACAGACTCAAGTATATCGATACAAAAGGTGAAGAACACAAAGAGTATCGCAAAAACTGGTCAGGTGAACTGCTCGATATGGTAATGTCAGATTATGTGAATTTATCAAGTGAAAAGGTAAATATCCAAGATGACGAAGTAGAACCAATCGAGGAGCCTGTTAATGGATGAATCACAAATTGTTGACATATGGACAGTGTTTAAGGATAGCATTGACAAGAAAAATATTGAAGTTGTTGCAGAACGTTTTGTTGATGTTTGTGCCGACTATGGTGCAGATGATGAGCATTTTAAAAACGCTCTTGGCAACTGTAATGATCTTGATAATGCAATTAACTACTATCTTGATGTTGACGAAGATGCATACGATGACGAACAAGAGGACTGGTAATGGGCTGGTATAGTGAAATATCAAGAGATATTTCTAAGATCCCTGATGCAGTAGCTCACTTTGACAGCGAACTTTCTGAAGCTCGTAAAGAAGTAAAACTACAAGGCAATGTGGAACGAGCAGCGGCAGCAATGCCGGGCATTGTCGAACACCGCTTTAATCAACTGCAAGAAGTTGAAGCAATATTAAACTATTTAAATATTGAACTACGTAGATTGCGTAGCTCATATTTTAAAAAGTATCTTGAAAATTATCAACGAGCTCTGTCTAGCCGTGACGTTGAAAAATACGTTGACGGTGAGGCAGACGTTGTTGATTATGAAAAGATTATTAACGAGTTTGCTCTTATGCGTAACAAATGGTTAGGTGTTCTTAAGGCACTTGATCAAAAGCAATGGCAAATTACTAATGTTGTTAAGCTCAGAGTTGCTGGTATGGAAGACGCTAGTCTGTAATCTGTATAAGTAAATGTTTAAGGAGAGTTTATGACAAAAGTTGTATTAGACGACAAACATCCGCACCTAGGTGGAAACAATCTAGAGGTTAATAGACACACTTTTTGCCCCGAGAGTTGGAATTATATTATAGAAAAATATAAAATCAAGTCGGTGCTAGATGTAGGAAGCGGATACGGACATGCACCCAAATGGTTTTCAGAACAAGGACTTAATGCAGTTGCAATAGAAGGACTACAACAGAATGTAGACAATGCTGTATATCCTACAACCAAAATTGATTTAACAGAAAAAAGTTTTACAACAGACGTTGATATGGTAAATTGTATTGAAGTAGTTGAGCATATAGAGGAAAAATTTATTAGTAATTTGTTAGATACATTATGCTGTGGAAAATATATTTTTATGACTCACGGGACTCCAGGCCAACGGGGACATCATCACGTAAACTGCCAATGGCAAGATTACTGGATAGACCATTTAGACAATAGAGGATTTGACTGGAACAAAGAAGATTCGATGACTATTAGGAAATTGTCTACTGGAACAAAATTTAATAATGAAAATGGCAAACATATAAACGAAAGCGGTTTGTTTTTTATAAAAAGGAACATGTAAAATGGGTTACAAGACACCATACCTATATTGGATAAATGACCAGATTGGCAAAGTATATAATTCCATTGATGGTTTAAAAATGTTAGAACTAGGAAATCAAGTAATCCGACCAGATAAGAAAATATATGAGACTACAGGCAAGGAATATTTTACTAGATTGGGCTATCATCATATTTCTGTAGATTTAAATGGGTTGGATGGTGCTCTGACTAAAGACTTGTCAAAGTTAGAAGATTTTATAGAGTATAAAGAATATTTTGATGTTATAACAAATGCCGGAACAATAGAACATGTAGAACCGTATGAATCGCAATATACAGCATTTCTTAATGTTCACAATAGTTTAAAAATTGGCGGCATAGCAATACATATTGGCCCTGATATTGAATTTACTAAAAAAGGACACTGTCAATATTATTATGATTTATCTTTTTGGGAAAATATTACTAAACTTTCGGACTATGAATTTATAGATACAGCAGTATTGCCTAAAACATCAAAATCTATTTCTAAATGGAGACTATATGCTATTAAGAAAATAGGTGATAAATTTATAAGTGCAAACGAGCTGCTTTCTAAAATACATGTGTTACCAGGTCCAGTAGGTGGAATGTATATTGACGGCGCAGATAAAAAAAATAAAAACAGAGTAAAAAAATAAATGTGTGGGTTTGGTGTAACAAACGTAGGTTCTATAGAGGAATCTAATCAGTTTTGTAAAAAACGTGGTCCTGACTTTACAAATATTCAAACAATAAATGGTATACAATTTTTACATAATTTGTTGCATATTACTGGCACATACACTTCACAACCCTTTCAGAAAAATAATGTTGCATGTGTGTTTAACGGAGAAATTTATAATTTTCAAACTTTCGGTGATTATAAATCTGACGGTGAATGTCTAATAGACTTATACTTAGAACACGGTGAGCAATTTACAAAATTACTTGACGGAGAATTTGCCTTATGTTTGATAGACTTTTCTACAAATAAAATAGTCATTAGTACAGATACATTTGCTTGTAAACCTCTTTGGTTTGATTTCGCTAATGGATTTGCTGTTGCTAGTTATAAAAGCCAGCTTACACAACTTGGGTTTTCAACTGCCCAAAAACTAAGTGCGAACACCACAAAAATATTTAATCTAAAAAACTATCAACTAACAAATGAGTTTCAAAACTTTATATTTGATTTAAAACAATATAAAAATACATATGACGACTGGATTGTTGCCTTCCAAACAAGCATTAAAAAAAGATCTGTCAATACAGAAAAAGGAATGTTTTTAGGATTGAGTAGTGGATATGATAGTGGCGCGATTGCTTGTGAATTAACAAAACAAAATAAAAAGTTTACTGCATATAGTATTATAAACAATGAAAATCAGAATATTTTAGACAAAAGATCAAATATAATAAAAGATATTGTTAGAATAGATATGAAGCCAGAACAATTTAAATCAACTAGAAAGCAGTTGCGTGAAAGTTGTGAGGACTTTTTTTATAAAGATAAATTTTTCGATTACGACATTAAAAAAGATCAAGCAAGCGTAGGCTTAGCAACTATTTGTCAATATGCAAATAACAAACAACAACGCATATATTTTAGCGGCCAAGGAGCAGATGAAATACTTAGTGACTATGGATTTGCTGGCAAAAGAATTTACAAACATAGTTCTTTCGGCGGATTGTTTCCCGATTTATTAGAAGGATTTTTTCCTTGGCATAGTTTTTGGGACGGAACACAAATACAATATCTTAACAAGGAAGAATATGTTGCAGGACACTTTGGAATAGAAACACGTTATCCATTTCTTGATAGAGACCTAGTGCAGCAGTTTTTATGGTTATCAGCAGATCTCAAAAATAAAAAATATAAAAATGTGTTAGCAGAATATTTAGAGGTTAATAATTTTCCATATGCAAATGAAAAACGTGGATTTCATGTTACACAGAAAGGAAAAAATTAATCTATGATTACAGTTATTACAGCAGCTGACTCTAACTTTAAAGAGTTTGTAGAAAAATGTGCAGATTCTAGTAAACAACTAAACTATAAAACTTTAATTTATGATCTAGGTGGATTAGGTTATGGAATACCTTTTAAAGCAAGAGTCAGTCCAAAGGTAGGGGCTAAAATTCCTAGCAAACCAAGTATAATACAGGATGCACTAGGTAAAGTTGAAAAAGGTGATATTGTTGCCTGGCTTGATGCAGATACCATACTGTGGGAAAGATTTGATGAAATAGAATATGGAAATTATGATATAGGTGTTACTGTAAGACAGCCAAAACAAACCGAAAATGGCTTACCTATTAATGCTGGCGTGGTGTTTGTAAGAAAAACAAGGAATGCAAAACAATTTGTAAAACAATGGATAGAATTGTGTGAGACAGGTGTAAGTGATCAAGTGGAACTTAATAAATTAGCACAAGTTTCTAGCAATGATGCTAATTCGACTGTACAAAGAGGTAACATAAAAATAAAAGCATTTGAGTGTAATATCTATAACAACTTTTATTTTAAAAAAACACAACTACATGCAAAAATAATACATTACAAAAGTAAACATAGATTTCGCTGGCCTGAAAGAACTATTAAGAAAATACCAAAAGGTTTCGCAGGAGATAGATCTCCTTATGTACAAACCAAATAAAAATTGTTTTATAAAGTGCTTATATAAATATCTACATGAAAACAATAGTACTTGTCACCGGAGGATTTGATCCTCTTCATTCTGGACACATTGATTATTTCAAAGCTGCAAAATTACTAGGAGACGAACTACATGTTGGTCTTAATAGTAATGAATGGCTTACAAATAAAAAAGGCCGGGCTTTTATGCCTTTTGAAGAACGTGCATCTGTAATTGAAAATTTATCAATGGTCGATAAAGTTATCAGCTTTGATGATTCCGATAACAGTGCATGTGGTGCTATATATAAGACAATGGCAACAAATGGTAAAGTTAAAATTATTTTTGCCAACGGTGGTGATAGAACTGATACAACTACACCAGAATACAAAACATATAATGATATTAGCAATATAGAATTTGCATTTGGTGTAGGTGGAGAAAACAAAAAGAATAGCAGTAGTTGGATCTTAGAAGAATGGAAAGCACCTAAGACAGAAAGAAGCTGGGGGTACTATAGAGTGATACATGAATATGAAAATCATACTAAAGTAAAGGAACTTGCAGTTCCGCCAGGACATAAACTATCAATGCAACGACATAAAGAACGTTCAGAACATTGGTTTGTTGCAGAAGGTACAGCAACAGTATATACAATAAATGCAAGTACTGATTTAGAACTTGTTGGTAGATATAAACAACATGAATATGTGCATATACCAGTTGGTAGATGGCATCAACTGATTAATGAGGATAGAATACCATTAAAAATTGTTGAGATACAGTACGGCAAAAATTGTGTGGAGGAAGACATTGAACGAAGATAAAATTAAAATATTCATAGGGTATGATAGCCGTGAAGACATTGCATATCAAGTAGCAAGACACAGTATACTTGAAACTACAAAGAGACCGGATGATATAGAAATAATTCCACTTAAATTAGACGAACTAAGAGCAAGCAATATGTACTGGCGTGAGGAAGATAAACTAGGATCTACTGAATTTACATTTTCGCGCTTTCTTATTCCTGAATTATGCAACTTCGACGGATGGGCGTTATTTATAGATTGTGATTTTTTATTCAAGGTAGGCGTTGAAAAATTATTTGAAAAAGCAGAGGATCAATATGCTGTAATGTGTGTGCATCATGATTACACACCTACAGAAGGTGAAAAAATGGATGGGAAACAACAGGTTCAATATCCTCGAAAGAATTGGAGCAGTATGGTACTATGGAACTGTAGTCATCCGGCTAACAAAAAATTAACCAAAGAACTTGTAAACAATCCTTCTACTACAGGTAAATATCTGCACAGATTTAGTTGGTTAGATGATTCATTAATTGGAAAAATACGGCACGACTGGAACTGGCTTGTAGGTTGGTATAAATCTCCTGAAGATGGACACCCGGCTGCACTTCATTATACAGAAGGTGGACCCTGGTTCAAAGAGTACGAAACATGTGAATACGCTGCTGACTGGCTTTTGGTTGAAAGAAGTTTAACAAAACAAAAACAAAAAACCAAAGTATCTAAACCAGCAGAATTTGATAGTTTAGACGACGATAAAAAAGATATAATCAGATCTATTCTAAATTACATGGTTGATAAAAATAATTACTATTACAATGATACTTGGGATAGTATCACAGAAAAGGTAAAAAATAATATGGGAAATAAAGTTGTTGCGATCGACAGTGAAGGCGGTATAAGTTACAAAACACAAGGATTAAATTATGATCCTATTCTACGTAGCATGGCTATTGGATCACAAGGACAATTATCTAACTGGGAGCGAGAACAAAATACTGATACTCCTCTTCTGATAAGAGGACTTGGTGGAGGTAGTCGTAAAGCAATAGAAAACTGTAAGAATACAGGCAGAACTTTCTACGCAGTTGATACAGGATATTTTGGTAACACAAAAACAAAATGGATACACAGGGTATCTAAAAATAATTTACAACACATAGGACCTATAATTGAACGTGATAATTCGAGAGCCAAAAAATTTGGATACAAATTTAAAAAATTTACAAAAGGCACAAAAATACTTATTTGTCCACCAAGTCTCAAAGTAATGGAAATGTTTAAGCAACCGTCTCCTGAGCAATGGGTAAAACAAACAGTAAGAAAAATAAGACAATTTACAGATCGTCCTATTGAAATAAGATTGAAGCCAAACAGAACGGAAAGAGTTACATCTAAAACTATTCAAGCTGCGTTAAGAGATGATATTCATTGCTTGGTAACTTATAATAGTATTGCAAGCATAGAAGCACTAATGGAGGGTAAGCCTGCACTAGTGTTAGGTCCTAATGCTGCAGAGGCAGTATGTGAGACACAAATAGAAAATATTGAC